GCGACACACTAAAAGAGCGTGTAGAAAGACTAGTCAGTCGGTTTAAAGACCCCGTTTCTGTCAGTTTTGATGGTTCAGCTTTTGATTCCAATTAGCATTTTGACAACATATTTGCCGTCGATTTTTCCTTTTTCGATAAATATAAGTAAAGACTGAACCTCATTCTCAAGGCAATTTCTGACCATTATAGACTCCCAGACAAGACTAGAGTAGAGATCTACCAAAGGCTTATCTGATTCTACACCGATCCCTCGTCAGACCTCATAGTTCCTATTCACACTGATGAAGCCCCGAAGCATAACATCCGGTATCATGGCCGCAAAGAAGGGCTAAATTACTAGAAGATCCATCTTACAGGCACAACTTTTTCTGGTCATCCATCTCGAACTACTTTGGGAAACACCTTGAGGTCCATCCTCTACGCATACTTCTACTCTTATAAAGCTTAGGTTGATATAGAAGTTATGGCAGCTGGAGACGACAGCGTCGTGTTCCTTGAGAGAGAACAAGCAGATGCATTCATAGCGGCGGTTAAACAATATTCAAGCACAGATTCCACGGTGTATCAGACAATTGGTCTTGGACAATGTTATAAGGAGATTTATTTAAGAGATTGGAATGATTTTGATTTTTGTTCCAAGACTATAGTCAAAGACGGAGATGACTGGAACGTATATCGAGACCCTCTTAAAATACTCACTCACAAGCAAGAATATTGGGGAAATTGCCATGATTTCATCAAGGATCCCTTGTCATATCTTAGACTCTTGAGACTCTCCAGTTCTTAGGACTGCCCCCTACAAGTCGTGGACGAAATCATGCAAATGCGAATGGACGACTTTTGAGCCAAATGGGGTCACACAGGTTCTTACGCCAAATACTCCGATTGAGAGATCCTCGAACTCCGACCCATCCATGAGCATCAATGGTTGAACCCCCACCCCCTATCCCAAGAACTCCAAGATAAGCTCAGACTGAGGATAGGCTTAACGAATTCCGTCCTCCATAAGCTCTTCCTCTCCAAAATCCTCCAACTTTAGGTCCTCAGCGAAAAATCGCCTGACCTCGCCAGACCCGTAGATGATGCGGTCTCAACTCCTGAAGCGCAGCCGAACCCGAAACCCTGTTATTTCTGGCTCTTTGCCTGCC